CCTGAACGGCTACCCCCCTCGCCCTGACCAACCAGGTTCCCTCCAACCTGACCAAGGGCTCCAGCAGCGGCGTTTGTTCCGCTCTGGTTATGGGCGACTTCAGCCAGGCCATGGTGGGCTTCTGGGGCAATGGCCTTGAGATCACCGTGGGCGAGGACCAGGACGACTTCAGCAAGGCTCTGACCAGCGTTCGCGGCATCGTCACCTACGACGTGGCCGTGCGCGATCCCAAGAGCTTCGCTGCCATCCTAGACATCACCACCTGATAGGAGACGGGGCGGGCAACCGCCCCCCTTTTTTTCGATGAAGGTTCTGATCTCAAGCGACTGCGCCGCTCAGGGTTCCTTCCTTGAAGCCGGCAAGGTGTACGAGCTGGACACCGAAGTGGCCCAGCAGCTTATTCGTATGGGTCGCGCTGTGGAAGCACCGGCTGAGGAGCCCAAACCGCGTGCGCGCAAGGCCAAGGCGGAGGCCGCCGATGGCGCTGACTGAAGATCTGGGCGTCTTCCTGAATGACTTTGGCGTCAGCTGCACTGCTGGCGCTGTGACGGCGCTCGGCATCCTCGACATGCCGACGCAGGTGCTGGCTGGCGAGATGGTGCTCAGCACCGACTACACGCTGACGGCACGCTTTGCCGATTTTGGCGGTTTGAAATACGGCGACCCGATCACCGTGGCTGGCGTCAACTATCAGGTGCGCGAAACGCGCCTGATTGACGACGGCGCTTTTGTAGAGATCGGATTGCAGAAGACATGACGACACGGCGCGAGACGATCCTGGCTGCAGTGCGCACGGCGCTGACCGGCACCACGGGCGTGAGCACGCGGATCTACCGCTCGCGTGTGGAACCGATGGCGCGAGCCGAGAGCCCGGCGATCGTGGTCGAGCCGGTGAGTGATTCTGTCGAGCAGAACACCAGCTTGCCCACGCTGGATTGGAGCCTGACGGTGCGGGTGGCTGTGATCGTGCGCGGCGCAATCCCTGATCAGGTAGCTGATCCGATCATCGAGAGCCTGCACAGCAAGCTGATGGCAGACCTGACGCTGGGCGGCTATGCGATCGACATCCAACCGCAGAGTGTGAATTTTGAGATGGTCGAGGCGGACCAGCCAGCTGGCGTGATCAGCTGCGATTACCTGATCCGCTATCGCACCGCCAACGCTAATCTCGCAACAGCATGATGGCTACGATGGTTGATGAATACTGGGGGCAAGGGGGCACCTACCTCCTGAATCCCAAAACCGGCAAGCGGAAGCTCATTGAGCGGACAGAGCCGGCCAATCCCTCCGAACCCCAAACAGAGGTAAAGAGCAATGCCGCTCCTGAGCCGCAAACGCCTGATCCTGGCGAAGACTGAAGCCGTATACGGCACTGATTCGGTGCCCGTTGGTGGCTCTGATGCAATCTTGGTTCGCAATCTGGAGATCACTCCACTGCAGGCCGAGACCGTCAGCCGTGATCTGATCCGCCCCTATCTGGGTGTGAGCGATCAGCTGCTGGCGCAGACCCGCGTCGAGGTGACTTTCGAGGTGGAGCTGGCTGGTTCTGGCACCGCTGGCACCGCCCCTGCCTACGGCGCTGTGCTGAAGGCTTGTGGTCTTGGCGAAACCGTGGTGGCCTCCACCAGCGTGACCTACGCACCGGTGAGCGCCAGCTTCAGCTCGGTGACGGTTTACTTCCACAACGATGGAATTCGCCATCGCGTCACCGGCTGCCGTGGATCGTTCTCGATCAGCGCAGAAGTGGGTCAGATCCCTGTGATCAGCTTCACGCTGACGGGTGTCTACAACGCCCCCACAGATGTGGCGCTGCCCAGCCCGACCTACACCAACCAGGCTGCACCGCTGATCTTCAAGAACGGCAACACCAGCAACTTCTCGATCTTCAGCTACAGCGGCTGCCTGCAGAGCCTGAACTTCGATCTCGCCAACGAAACGGTGTATCGGGAGCTGGTGGGTTGCACGAAAGAGGTGCTGATCACCAATCGCGCGCCCAATGGCACGGTGGTGATCGAGGCGCCGAGCATTGCCACCAAAGACTTCTTTGGTATCGCCAACGGATCCGCAACTGGCAGCATCAGCTTCCAGCACGGCTCGACCGGCGGCAACATCGTGACCTTCACTACCGCTCAGTCCGACATCGGCAGCCCGACCTACTCTGACCAGGACGGCATCCAGATGCTGAACCTGCCCTATCTGGCCATCCCGACCAGTGCCGGCAATGATGAGCTGAGCCTCGCCTTCACCTAAGGAGCTACTGCATGGCGTTTGTTCTCAAGCAATCGGAGACCTACAGCTGGCCGGTCACTATCGACATCCCTGTGGATGGCGGCCGGCATGAGCGACAGACTTTTGATGGTGAGTTCAAACGCCTACCGCAGAGCAAGGTCGGCCCGATGATTGCCGAGCTAAGCAAGCTGGAGGAGCTTGGCGATCTGGATCGGATCACCGAAATCGCTGCTGACCTGTTGGTCGGCTGGTCTGGTATCGCCGGCGATGACGGGAAAGAGATTCCCTACAGCCAGAAGGCTTTGGAGCAGCTGCTTGAGGTGCCGTTTTTGGCGGTTGCCGTGATGAAAGCGTATGTGGACAGCCTGAAGGGAGCCAAGCGAAAAAACTGATCGAGGCCGCTGAGCATTGGGCCGGCGGCGGCGTTGTTGATGACACTCAGGCAGATGCGGCGGCGTTTGGTTTGGCGCTGCCTGAGCAACCGAGTGTTGATTGCGAAGTGTGGGAGGAGAACTGGCCTGCCGTCGAGATGTTCCTGCGCGTGCAAACGCAATGGCGCACCACGATGAATGGCCTGCTGGGATTGGATTATGGGGCTGTGGCGTGGCTCTTTAAGATGTACGCAGTGGAAGACCAGCGCGCGCTCCTGGAGGACCTGCAGGTGATGGAGGCAGCGGCGATGGCGGCGATCAACGATCGGAGCAACTGACATGGCCATGAACATGGACGCCATGCTCCGCATCAAGGCGGACGTTCAGGGCGAGAACAACATCCGCCGGCTCGGCAATTCCATGCAGGGCCTGCAGGGGCAGGCTAAGAACGCTGCAGCGGGCTTCAGCAACCTTAAGGGCGCCATAGGTGCGTTTGGCGCCGCGATCGCTGGCAGCGCGATTGTGGGCGGCCTGAGCGCGATCGTGAAAAAGTCGATCGATGCAGGCGATGAGCTGTTCAATTTGCAGGCCAAGACCGGCATTGCAGCCAATGCGTTGATTGGACTGGGCAACGCCGCCAAGCTTGCGGACGTTGATCAGGAGACGCTGGGCAAGGGACTGACAAAGCTCAGCATCAACCTGGTGAAGGCAGCCGAGGGCAACGACACCCTCGCGCGGAAGTTTGAGGCGCTGGGCGTCAGCGTCAAAGGCACCGATGGCCAAGTGGTCTCTGCTGATGTGGCGCTGAAGCAGATCGCTGATCGTTTCGCTGACATGCCAGACGGCGCGCAAAAGGCTGCTGCTGCCGTGGCGCTGTTCGGCAAGGCCGGCGCCGATCTGATTCCGCTGCTGAATGAAGGCGCAGCGGCAATGGATGAGTTCACCTACAAGGTGAGCGATGACTTTGCGGCGCGTTCTGACCTGTTCAACGACACGATCACGGAGCTTGGCATCAAGGCGCAGGGCTTCGGCATGGAGCTGACTGACGCACTGCTGCCGGCGCTGCAATCGATCCTCGAGGTGTTTGGCGATCTATTCGACACTGAGCAGGACTGGACGGTTCTCTTCGAGGTGATCAAGGGCGGCCTGCGCGTGATCGCGACGGCGCTCTACGCCACGATCAAGCTGGTGGATCAGTTCCTGAAAGCATGGGGCGCGACATTCGACGCACTCAACAAAGCCAGGCAGGGCGACTTTGCCGGGGCTGGCCGCGCATTGTATGAAGGCTTGACGCAAGGGATTGACCAGGCCCGGCGCGACTTTGAGCAGATCCGAAAGCTTTGGACCGATGCACCATCTCCCGGCACCGGCCTACGTCGCGGCGGCCGCTCGATGGCGTTGGACACCAGTGAGGCCGACGACAAAGCGGCGAAGGATGCAGAGAAGGCAGCGCGTGAGCAGGAGCGCCTAGAGGATCGGCGGCGCGCCCTTGGTGAGCGTGCGCTCGATCTGCAGCGTCAACTGCGCGAAAGCGTGGAGGATCTGAACGCTGCCTATGCGGCGGTGGGTGCCAATGAGTTTGAGGAGCTGGCGCTGCGCCGCAATGAAGCGATCACTGACAACAACCGGCAGATCGATCAACTGACGCGCGATGTGGTCAAGCTGGCGGTTGAGATCAATGAGGCCGGCGGCCAAATCGACATCAAGCCGTTCGAGGATCTGATCAACAAGATCTCCGAGGGCAACGTCGCGCTGGCCGACAAGCAATACGAGGAGGGATTGAAGGCGATCGGTGATGAAGCAGCGAAGGCTGCGATCGGCGCGATGGAGTTCGTTGATGCCATCGAGCTGCAGAGCCAAGCGATCCAAGGCGCGAAAGGCGGCATCAGCTCCTACCTAGAAAGCATTGGCACGCTGGCTCAGAACATCAGCAACGTGGCGTTGAACGCCTTTAAGGGGCTGGAGGATGCGATCGTCAGGCTGACGATGACGGGAAAGTTCAGCTTCAAGGATTTTGCGCTGTCGGTGATCGAGGATCTGACGCGGATGGTCACGCGGATGCTGATCATCGCGCCGATCCTGCAAGCCATCCAAAGCTTGCTGCCGGGTGGTGGTGGCGGGCTGAGCGGCACAGGTGCCCTATCACCAACCAAGCTGGTGCCCGGCGGCATCTTCGCCAACGGTGGCACCTTCGCCAACGGCATCCAGCCCTTCGCGGCTGGTGGAGTGGTCAACAGCCCGACCCTGTTCAAGTTCGCCAGTGGTGGCGCACTGCGCAATGGCCTCATGGGCGAAGCTGGCCCTGAGGCGATCATCCCGCTGAAGCGCGGCCGTGACGGCAAGCTTGGCGTGGCCGGCGGCGGTGGCACCACCAACGTGGTGGTGAATGTGGACGCCTCTGGTAGCCGCGTGCAGGGCGATCAGGGGAACGGGGCTGCGCTGGGCCGTGCCATCTCGCAGGCGGTGCAGGCAGAATTGGTCAAGCAGAAGCGCCCTGGCGGTCTCTTAGCGGCATAAAACCATGGCAGCCACAACCTTCACCTGGATCCCGAGCTACCCGGCAACGCAGAACAGCCAGCCGAACGTGCGCACGGTCAAGTTTGGCGACGGCTATGAGCAGCGGCTGCGCTATGGCCTGCGGACCGATTTCAAAGAGTGGGATCTGGTCTTCAACAACCGCGACGACACTGAGCGGGCGGCAATCCTGACTTTCCTTACTGAGCGCGGCGGTGTTGAGCAGTTCAACTGGACAACGCCACACGGCGGCACCAGCGCGTTTGTCTGCAGCGAGTGGAGCAGTGAACATGCAGGCTGCAACCTGAACAACATCTCAGCAAAGTTCAGGCAGGTGGTTGACCTATGAGCGAGATGTTTCAGGAGCTGATTAAAAGCTCCCCGTTTGCCATCATCGAACTGTTTGAGCTGGTGCTCACGCAGGACATCCACGGCCTCAACGAAACTTACCGATTCCACAACGGCGGCAACGGCAAGATTACCGGGACTGGTGACATCATCTGGCGCGGAAACACCTACTACGCGCTGCCGATCGAGGCCGATGGCTTTGAGTACAGCGGCAACGGTCAGCTGCCGCGGCCAAAGGTACGAATCGCCAACCTGCTGGGCACGATCTCGGCGGTGCTGGTTTCGGTCAACGGTCAAACGCCAGGCAATGACCTGACCGGAGCGAAGTTCGTGCGCATCCGAACGCTGAGCCGATTCCTCGATCCTGCCAACTTCGACAACAACATCAACCCATACGGCATCCCCTTTGTGGAGGAGATGCCGCAGGAGATCTACTACGTCGATCGCAAGGTCACAGAGACGCGCGACTTCGTGGAGTTTGAGCTTGCCGCGGCGTTTGATTTGGCTGGCGTGCGTGCGCCCAAGCGGCAGTGCATCGCCAACATCTGCCAATGGCAGTATCGCGGGCCTGAGTGCGGCTACACCGGGAGCAACTACTTCGACGAAAACGATCGGCCGGTGTCGCTGGTGCCTGCAGCCAACCTGCCGGCGGCGCTGTCGCAGGTCAACGTCAACCAAACCATCTATCAGGGTTATACGGCACAAACCCGATTGGTGTCGCCCAATGGTTGGTATGAGGTGTTTATTGACGCCGATGGCATCCTGAAGACTAAGGCTAAGAATGGCGACGTTGTTATCAAGCTTGGCTTTCAGGGATTCACCGGTGACCAGTATCGGATCACCTCTGATGGCGAGTTTGAGTTTATTGATGGCTCGCGCAACCTTGTCCGGTGGACATTGAACACTGGCACGCTTGGCACGCCGGACGGCATCACATTCAACCTGACCTACGACGCCAACGGCAATCCTGTCCCTGCTACTGCATGGGCGCCAAGCGGCGGCTATGTAGGGCACCGGCTTGCCTTCTTCCACGAGATCATGGGATCGGCTCAGGCACAGCAAGGCCAGACCAAGACCGCCAGCTACACCTTCAGCTTCAACGGTAAAGATCTGGAATTGCGGTTTACAGCTGTCTCGACTGCGCTGCCGGCCGGCCACTTCAGCGGTCAGTCATGGGGCTGGCAGGACGCCACCACCAACACCTACCCAACCGCAACAATCCTGAGCAACGTCGGACTGTTCAGAAGAGATGAATCGTTCACCGCGACAGTCACGCTGGCCAGCAACAACCCGTTCCGCAATCCGCCTTATGGTCCGATGACATCGGTGAGCGGCAGCTTCAGGATCACCAGCACCACGGGCTACAGCAACAACTATTTGCGCGTCACCAACACCGGCACCATGCGGCTTTACAACGGAGCCGGCGTCAGCTTGTGGGATTCGGGCTACAGCAGCAACGTGGAGCCGATGACCTCGATCGCCGCCAACCAGTCGCTGGATGTATGCGGCAAGCGGCTGAGCAGCTGCAAAGCACGGTTCGGACAGAACGCACAGCTGCCGTTCGGATCATTCCCCGGCGTGGGGAGCTTCTACTGATGAGCTGGCAGGACGCAGCAGCTGAGCACGCACAGGCTGAGCTACCGCGTGAGGCGTGC